CAAGAAATCCAAGCCAAGGGTTTGACCGCACCGCGCATCACGCCTGCGGACATTGAGGCGAACATCGTCAGCGAGCACTATTTCACGGCTGCTGATGGGGTTGTTGGCGAAAGTGAGAACACATTGGGCCATGCCCCGTTGAACTGGCCAGCCGAAAGCCTACACCTTCTCACATTCTGCGTCCTCACCCTGAAAAACGGCTTCACCGTGACCGGCGAGAGCGCCTGCGCCAGTCCAGAGAACTTCGACGCGGAGTTGGGCCGCAAGATTGCCCGTAAAAACGCCATCGACAAAGTTTGGCCATTGATGGGTTATGCACTTAAAGAGCGACTGGCAGCAGGATAAATAACCCATCTCCACATCAAGCCCGACCTAATCCAGCGGGCTTTTTTATGCCTGTTTTCAGTAAGGTTTGGACTTGCAAGCCATCTATTGCATAGTTCATTCGCAAACCTCGTGAGAGGCCAGCAAGCCCAACGCCGTGAGGCTGTGGGGCTCCCAAGATGGAGAGTTAGGGGCTTCGGCCCCGACGCTCATTTAAGCGACCTTTATGCGGCCACTGCGATAAGTGGCAAGGGGCTAAATTGAATCAGAACGAGTTTTTCGAGGCCAACCAAGTCGATGGCAATCTGAGTGAAGCGCAGATGATGCAAATGCTGAATCTGCCAGAGGGCGATAGCACTCCCGTAGTGCAAAGCAGCGAGCCCGACGCTGCGGCAACACCAGATCCAAAAACAGACGTTGTTGAAAAGGTTGAAGCAGAGCCAGTAATTCTCGCAAAGGACGGTGTTCACACCATTCCATTCGAGAAACTGACCGAGGCACGGGAAGCAGAGCAGCACTGGAAACGTGTCGCAACCGAAGCGCAGCAATTGCTTGAGGCTCAAAAGGCCGCTCAGACAGTCGCTGAAAAGGTGGAAACACCAGCAGTCGATGGCGATTTGTTTGGTGACTTCTCTGAGGAAGCGATTGCCAAAGGTGTTGAAAAGCTGGTGTCAGCGAAAGCTGCCGCCATTCAAGCTGAGTTCGATGCGAAGTTGAATGCCGTTCTTGCTCCATTGCAGGAACAGCGGGCAAAGTCAGCAGAGGAATCGCACTTTTCAGCGATTGAGGCCGCTCATCCCGATGTGGAGTCCGTTGCGCAAAGCGCCGAGCTTGCGAAATGGATTGATGCACAACCGAGTTTTGTGCGTGATGGCTATAAGGCCGTGATTGCACAAGGCACAGCCGAGCAGGTGATTGAGACGCTCAATGCTTTCAAGGCTGCTACCGGAAAACTAGCTAGCGCACCCGCTAAACCGGATGTACTGGCTGCTGCGCAAGCAGCTATTGCAAAAGCGCAGTCCAAGCCGCCTATGAGCTTGTCGGAAATTCCGGCTGGTTCACATGCAGCGTCGGACGAAGTGGCTGCAATGCTGGATATGTCGAGTACAGGGATCATGAGCAAGTTTGATGGCAAATCGTCCGAACAGATCATGGCCCTGATGAGTCGGGTTCTGTAACAGGAATCTTTTTTATTGGTAACGCCGGGATGGCGTCGCTGGTCCCTTTTGAAGGAGTTTGAAAATGGGTGCTACAACACTACCGTACGGCTCGCCGCAAGCAATCACATTGCAGTCGGCTGGTCTTTTTGCTGCGAACATGCAGCGCAACACAACCATGAATCGTCTGACCGGGAAATTCCCGCAGCAGGCTGATGCAGAGGCCACCATCCGCAAGCAATCGAGCAACGAGATGCCGATTGTGCGATGCATGGACCTCCAGAAGATGGCAGGCGACGAAATCACGTTTGACCTGATCAACCCAATGGGCGGTAAACCCATCATGGGCAGCCGCAATGCCGAAGGTCTTGGACGCGCTATGTCGTTCAGCCAGGATCGCTTGCGCATCAACCAGGCTCGCTATCCCATCAGCGCTGGCGACACCATGACGCAGCAACGCACTCCCCACGAGCTGCGCAAGCTGGGCCGTGCGTTGGGTGAAAACTACATGAACCGTCTGGCTGATCAGTTGATTCTGACCCACTTGGCCGGTGCGCGCGGGTTCCACGACAACATCGAATGGGCTGTGCCAAAGGCTTCTGATGCTGACTTTGCAGATATTGCGATTAACACAGTGAAGGCTCCCACAAAGAACCGTCACTTCATGTCAACCGCAACCGGCATCGAGACTATCAAGGCGTCCGGCAATGAAATCACGATCGCCTCCACTGATATTTTCAACGCCGACTTGGTGGATGCACTTCGCACCCAACTTGATTCTATGGCCGTTCCTCCCCCCCCTGTGATTTTCGAGGGTGACAAGATGGCCAGCGACTCCCCGTTGCGCGTCTTGCTGTGCTCCAGCGAGCAGTACACCAGCTTCTTGCAGTCCAACAGCGGTAATGTGCGTACTTTGCAGGCTAACTCGATGGCTCGCGCACAGCAGGCCGGCAATAACCCGGTTCTGATGGGAGATGCGCTGCTGTGGAATGGCATTTTGATTATCAAGATGCCCAAGCCAATCCGCTTCTATGCCGGTGACTCGCTTCGCTGGTGCGCAAGCTACACCACTGAGACAGAGACAGCTACTGACTTGGTGCCTGCTGCATTCAGCACAACCCACGCAGTTGACCGCGCCATTCTGTTGGGTGGTCAGGCTCTGGCCGAGGCTTGGGGCAAGCACACCAAGAGCGGAAGCCCGTTCTTCTTCTCTGAGAAGGAACTGGACCACGGCGACAAGCTGGAATTGCTCGTCGGTGCGATCAATGGACGCTCAAAGATTCGCTTTGAAATCGACCATGGCGACTCCAAGCAGTTCACCGACTATGGCGTGATTGCGATTGATACCGCAGTCAAGCTGCCAGCTTAAGTGACATAGGTGGCCCTTAACCGGGCCGCTTGTCCATAACCCTCATACCAAGGAAACATCATGGCTACAGCAACCAAAAAGAAGGTGCTAAACCAAACTCAGTTTGGCGGCACTCCCTACGGAAACAAGACGCAACTTCAGTTCAACCTTACGACCAACGCATCGGGCGTTTGGACTGACTCTGATCTGACCACAGCAGTGGTATCTGGTACGGTTTGCCGTATCGGCGTACTGCCAGCAGGTTTCAAGATCACGGGCGGTCTTGCGATCATCAGTGACCTGTTCACGGCTTCCGTTACCTGCTCCATCGGCATTCTTGCCGTGGACGGTGTGACGACTCAGGACGATGCCGACTATCTGTTCCTGAACACGTTGGCATTGAGCGCAACAGCGCGCACGTTTGCCACCAATACAGCCGTTGCGCCTATCACCCTGGCGCGCGACCACTACATCATCGTCACCACCGGCGGAGCTGACATCGCCGCTGCTGGTGTGCTCGACGTGCTGGTTGAAGGCGTATTGACCGGCGCACCTTAATAGGCGCTAACCGAAAGGAGGGGCTTGGGCCTCTCCTTCTTCAATCCAACAAGGACTTAGAGCAATGGATCATCTATCAGTTAAGTACATTGGCAAGCGCCCGGAATATACCGAGGGAACCTACGGAACAATGATTCGCTTTGTACAAGGTGAATCGCGTCTGGTTCCGCTGGACAAGGCGCGGCTGATGCTCAAACACACGGACGTTTACGCGCCTGGTGAAACTGATGCTCCTATTGCTGTGATTCCTGAACAAAAGTCAGAGGATGACGACGCGCAGGATTTGCGCGATGCCATTTCGCTGATGGAGAAGGATGCTCTTGAGACCTACGCTCAGACGCATTTCAGCGTCAAGCTGGACAAGCGCAAGAACGTACTTGATTTGAGAACGCATGTCACCCAGTTGTTTGATCAATACGGGATCTCCTGATGACACTCGAAGACCTCATAGCGCAGTTCAGGTCTGATACTTTTGACCTGGAGTTGCCCTATTTGTCGTCCGATGCTGATGTCACAGCATGGCTCAATGAGGCCGAACAAGAGGCCGCAATCCGGTCGCGCTTGATTCACGATGTGTCAACCGCGTTGGTGTGCAGCATTGCTGTAACAGCTCCAGCACGATCATTTGTGTTGCATCCGTCGGTCATTGAAATCACAAGGGCAGCATTTACCCCAACGGGATCAACAACAGAGCAAGAACTTTACTTGACTGACCGGGTGGAGCAAGACCGGATGCGCCCAGGCTGGAGGACGTTGGTTGATGTTCCGCAACAGGCAATTCAAACAGATACCACGCTGCAATTGGGCTGTATTCCAAGCACAAATGGAACGATCGCTTTGGAAGTCTACCGCCTGCCTATCAAGAACATTGAAGACTCGGCCACTGAAGCGCCTGAGATTAGCGGAATCCATCATCGTCACCTGGTTCAGTGGGCATTGCACCGCTGCTACAGCCGTCCAGATGCTGAAATCTATGACCAAAATCGCGCGGCAAAGGCAGAAGCCGAATTTACACGTGTTTTTGGACTGCGCCCGGATGCGGATTACCGCAAAGCCACACAGGCAACCCGGCCACAGGGAAATAAAGCCTGCTGGTAGTCGGCTAAGGAATCATCATGGCTACTTCCTACAAAAAAGACCCGAACGCCATCCTGGACTACACGTTCGACTGGGGTCCGTACCTGACCGCCATCTCCGACACGATCAGCTCAGTCACGTGGGTCGTCAGCTCTGGCATCACGACCTCCAGCCCGACCAACACCACGACGACCGCAACCGTGTTCGTGACAGGCGGCGTTCTGGATACTACTGAAACGCTGACCTGCCGAATCACTACCACTGGCGGTCGTACCGACGACCGGACCATTTCCCTCAAGATCGTAAACCGCTAAGGAGACAACCATGTCAAAGAGCAACACCCACGAAAACGACTACCTCAAACTGATTTTTAACAACACCACCATGGCCTTGGTGGGCGACGCCACCGGCATCGTTGGCAGCACCGGCGCTGGCAGCCT